TGAACCAAAATAGTTTTGATCTGCTTTGGAAGCATTAGGCTTCAACACAACACCTTGCGTTTGACTCCACCCACGCATATTGTCCACAATGAACCAATCGTCAACAGATGATGCGTTTTTAATCAACAACCATTGCGGTTCGTAGCCAAGATTTACGGTAACAGCAGAACCACCACCACCAGTAAAAGACCCACAAGAAACCACATTGTCCGTACCTGTCAGGCCAAAGCCACCTGCGTTGTGGGCGAATACATACGCTACGTAGGTAGCGCCGCTTGTGTTTGTGTTTGCAATGTATGCTGAAAATGTTGTGCTTGTGGGTACGTCAAGCAAAGCTCGATAAGTACTAGAGCTGGAAGCCGTGAGGTTTAATGCCAAGCCTTCACTTGGCGCGTACTCGTGGCCCCTGTGGTAAACAAACCAGTCAGATGTTGAATTAGTTCGCTTGATGATGACACATCCCGGCACAGAGCCCAAAGCATGGGAGATAACTTGGCTGCTTGAGCCATTTCCCGTGTACGTCACCACATCAAAGAACTTTGCCTGCTCTCTGAATGTCCATGAGGCGAACAAATCTCCGTTAATGTTTGTGTACCCACCAGTTGCATCAATAGAAAATCCATTGCTGTTAAAGGCTGTAAGACTTGCTGTTGTTGTGTCTTGAGCAGCGGTAGCGTCTGAATATAAAATTTTATTCACGCCCCTTACCGTGTCATACAACGTATGATTTGTAACACGGCTTCTGTCTTTAATCCAAACCAACCCACCCTTACCCGCCAAGTCAATGCCGTTAGTGATGGTTTGCGTTGAGCCGTTGCCTGTGTAGAGATACACAGAAAATACGTCATTTACATAGAGTGTACCGCTTGAAGCTGTAGTTCCAGCTACTTTTAAAAGGCTCATAGGTTCTGTCCTGCAACAAAGCCAAGCCAAGTCGTACCTGCATCGTAAGTGTAGAATACGAAGGTATCTTTTTTACCGTTTGTACTTGTGAGTGTAGGTGCTGTTCCACCAGGCCATTTAACAGCAACGCTTGAGAAAGTCCATGTCACGCTACGCGCTGTACCGTCTGCTGTAAACTCTAAATTAAACTCGTAGTAACTACCAGATGTTGGAATATTACTCACAGTAAACGAAGTGATTGCAGCGTTTAAACTAACCGCAAATGTATTAGATAATGAGCAGTCTAGTGTAAGCACACCTGCTGAAATGCTTGGTGCAGTTTTAGTTAACGCTAACTCTTTCGTAGTCAAAAGACCCGTCATCGTGCCGCCAGTTAGCGGTAATGTTCCTGTAAATGTTTGACCAGCCGCAAACGTAATTGCACCAGTCATCGTGCCGCCAGCTAACGGCAAATAAGTACCAGAAGGTCCTGCCGCCCACGATAGAACGCCAGATCCGTTAGTGACCATTACTTGGTTTGCTGTACCATCCGTTGTCGGATACTTTAAACCGGCAGGATTGTTCATTAATCGTATTACAGATCCACCTGTGTTTAATGCCCAAACTGACATATCCGCTGTGTTGTAGTTTATTGCAAGCTCGCCAGCAGTTAAATTTCCAGCAGTAGGTGATGCACCGGAAGTAGTGGTACGATAAAGTTGTATTGGTGTATAGCCTGTTTGAGCCATGTTGTTACCTCAAATTTTCTAATTTATAAAGCGTTGTCATGTGCAAACCAGTCAACTCATCAACGATATTTTCAAGTGCTGGAATATTTTTTGCAATTTTGCTTCTGTTTTCGTTAAGCCAGATTATATCATCGTGAATTAATCGCGTAACGTCCTCAACCTCACCGTCAACGTCACCAACAATACCAAACGTACCTTGATAGGCTTCAACGAGCTTGTCGGTCATTTCAATAACGTCATCATAATAAGATCCAAGCGCACGATGAACTTCACCATTTTTGGTTTTCCAATGTTCAATGTGAGCAGCATTCCTGCTTTCAAACATTTTATCTATTAAATCTTCAATATTTGCCATTAGAATGTGCCTCCGTTGATACCATTAGCGTTACCCGTTCCACCGTTAGCGACTGCAACTATTCCTGTTACATTTTCCGCTGTGCCTGTCGTGTTTTGATTAAGTGTTGGAAATGTACAGTTTGTAAGCGTGCCACTTGATGGCGTACCAAGCGCACCGCCAGGCGCAACATAGTCAGTTCCAGCAACAGCAATCGTCAACGCACCTGTCGTAGTTGTGCTTTTTAAAATACCTGTCGCAAGTGCCGACGTTCCTGCACTGTAATCTGTACCAGGCGTTGCGGCTGAAATAGCAGTACCGTTACCTTTAAGAACTCCGGTAATGCTAGTCGTTAACGTAATAGCTGGTGTCGTGGTTGCATCCGCTACCGTTCCTGCAAAACCGTTTGAACTGGTAACCGACACAGATGAAACAGTGCCGCCACCCGAACCAGCACCAATCGCTGTTCTAAAATCAGCGGCATTCAATGCTGAAACCGTGTTGTCTGCATTGAATCGTGGAAACGTGATTGCGCTCGGATTAGTAAGCGTAAACATACTTTGACCAACAGTCGTACCACCAAGCGATGTTCTGCCTGTAGATGCGACTAAGTTTGTGCTTCCACCATTCCATTGCTGTGTTTGTGTGTACGCTGTTGTCCAGTTGGTTTGATTAGCGTCTGTTGGGATTGAATAACCAGACGCAAAGGTTAACGCTAATGTACCAGACGTTGTTATTGGCGATCCGCTAATTGACAAACCAGTTGGCACTGTCATAGCAACAGAAGTTACTGTACCAACTGCTGTAATGCTTGCCGTTGAAACAGAAGTAATCACACCTTTAGAATTGACCGTAATCACTGGCACTAAAGACGAAGATCCATAAGTGTTAGCAGTTACACCCGAAGCAGGTAAATCATCATTAACTAATGCACGAAACGCTGTTGGTGCAGCAGATCCACTTGCAGGTCCTGCATACACAAGATTTGCCGCTTGATCTGAAACAATTAATGCTGAACCCCAAGTCGGTGCGGCAGTGCCACCGGAAACTAAAACTTGTCCAGCAGAACCAGCAGGACCAACATACAAGCCGTCAGCACCAGACCAAATAATTGCACCAGCGTTTGGCACAAGACTGCGTGCCGTACCGCCATGACTCAAACCCAATATATTTGTAACTTGATCATCACTCGATAAATCAACTTGCGGGTGCTGATGATCTGAGCGCGACACTGACGTTGCAACACCAGCAGAGCCAGTTGTATCACCAACTAGAGGTGTGCTATCTGACAAGTCAGCTTCAAGTGTTACATTAGCATTTAGCGGTCCACCACCTGTTAAACCGTCACCAGCGATGACCTGACGTGTAACTGGAACATATCCAGAAATAGTGGCGGCAATTGTTGATGCAGCCGTGATACGACCATTTGCGTCTACTGTGAAAACAGGGATATTAGTTGCATCGCCATAAGATCCAGCAGTCACGCCTGTATTGTTAAGCTGCGTGCCTGTAATACCACCAGTGGCAACACTCAGTGTCACATTGCTAGAAAGTTGACCACCACCAGTCATGCTAGTTCCGGCAATGACTTGTCGTGTCGTAGGAACACCGGCAACACTTAAAAGATCTCCGACTCTAATTTGATAATTATTGCCTTGATAGACAATCATCATCAAACTGTCTTCTGATGCTTCGGGAGCAATTGGCAGTTGTGTTATCCGTGTTGGAATTAGATTACTTGGTACGTCAGACATTCTTTACATCTCCAGATAAGAATTACCGTCCTCGGTAATGAAAAATTCGTCACCTGCTTCTTGTATGACACCGGCAGGATGAGTGTTAATTGGTGTGTCTGGACGATTGAACGGCAACACAATCTGATCTGGTCTGCGAGGTGCAAGACGATACGGATCGTACTCATCTCTATCTTCTTTACATACCATCAAACCAGGATAATTTGGATCCGGTGAAAGCTCAGACAACAACATTTTGCGCGAACAGCGACCACAAATGGCAATGCCATACGTTGGCTGTCCACTTGGATCGAGGAATACGCTCATCGTGTGTAAACTCCAATACCAGGATTAATTTGAATTGGTGATCCATCGTTATCGCCATCCCATGCACGCTGCAAACTAATAGCCGCTTTTTGTGCAAGAATAGCCATCAATTGCATATCAACCGACGGTGTTTCACCTGCCACAGCAGCCGCTAGTCCATCTACAATAGCATTTATCCAGCGTTGCGGGATTTCAACGTCTTGTTGCAGATTTTGCGTATCCATGATTTGACGATGCCGCCACAAGACTAATTGCGCTTGCTCTGCGGCTGAAAACGGTGCAGGCCATAAATTCACAATTGGTTGTGGAAGATCACGTTGAAAATAATAATTGCTCGGACGACCAGGAAAAACTTTGTTGCTTTGATTCACATAGCTGTCGCGATTTAACTGACCAAGTGGGATCTCTTGTGGCAGATTTCCCATCGTGATAACTGTGTACAAGATAGGCGAAGCTGATGTGATTCTAAAATATTGATAAGCCAGCGCACCAGATATGTCTGTCCATGTTATTTCACCTGCTGTAGCCGTGTCAGAAGACGTTCCGACTGTAACCCATACAATGCCATTGGTGCTTACTTGAAATGTCAGTGGAACAGCGTTACCACTCCATTCTATGCCAATGGTATCAACGGTGGTTTGCGTGGTGAAATTTACGGTATAGGATGTTGATGTTGACACGACTGAGCCGGTAACTGGCTGCAATGTTCGGTAATTTAGATTGAGAACCTCAACAGTGCCATTTGGTAGCGTCACCACTGGTTGATTCTCGTACATTGGCAGAATAACTTTTTCAATACACCAGCTCGGTGTCTTTATGTTTGCCAAATCAGAAAGCAATAAATACAGCGATTCTAGTGCGTAAGTTTGCATCTCTGCTGTAATTGCTTGCGCAGGGAGTCTACAACGTCTAAAAGCGTGATCTACTACTTTTATTGCGTTAAAAACCGTTGTACTTACTTCACCAGAATATGCCATTTAATTAACCTCAGTTTTTTGTCAAATTATAGCATTAACTTTTTTTGCTTGATGCTTTTTTAGCCTCAGACATTGCAATTGCCATTGCCTGTTTTTTGTTTGTCACTTCCGGTCCTTTCTTGCTACCAGAATGCAAATCACCTGCTTTAAACTCGCCCATTACTTTGCCAATTTTAGCTGATGCTTTAGCAGATCCGCCTTTTTTCATAGCCGCGCCAGGCACATTAGCTTGTGCAATAGCATTTAAAGGTGATGCTTGTTGTTGTCTTTGTGCCAACAATGTGTCGCCACGACTTTTTGGTGCAATCATTGGCTCACCACGTCTGCGATTTTGTGGAGCTTTAACTACTTGGCGTTTAACCACTTCGTCACGTTGCATTCTTGGTGTTTCAAGTGATTCATGACGAACCATTGCTTCACGGCTTGGATATTTTTCACCCGTAGCACGCTCAACAACTTTTCCGCCTTTAGCTTTCATCATCGAACCGTCACAAGATCCACCTTTGGCGTATCCGCTACAAGATCCGCCTTTAGCGTAGGCTTTAGCAGGTTCTTTTGCACATGATCCAGTGTAACCTTTATCCGAAGGAAATTCGAACTCTGTTACATATTTTAATGACTTTCCCATTGTATTAACCCCTTTCTATAATTCTGTCGAGCTTTGCATCTAAGATTTCCAGCCGACTCATTAAACGATCTATTTCTGTATGAACTTCCACTTTCGTGACATATTCACGCGCCACTTCTTCACGAGTTTTATTTAGCAAAATGCTAATTCGTGTTAATTCGTCACATTTATATTTCAAAATAGCACCAATAATGGTGATAATCAGTGAAAGTCCGATATTCCACAGCATAATTTGCATTTCGCTACTCATAACTTTATGCGTCTGCGTAAGTTTTAATGCATTCAATGACAATTGAGTACATGTCACCAGCAGATGCATCCGCTGTCGTGAATAACAAGTTGCCGTTAGATCCAGTTCCAGCATTGTTTTGCAAACCACCAAAACTTGAAAAATCCATCAAATAATTACTATTTTGCGGAATCATCCATGTGAATAAGTCTGTGGTTGCATCCCATAGAATTCGCACTTCCATGCCGTGCGTCGTTGACCAGATTTTATTAATCTTAACGCCATTACACGCGCGACCATACGCATTTACGCTAAGAGTTGATACGTTAATTTTGACAACAGCAGTTTCACCTGTGCCGTCAGAGATATTTGTAAACTTGCCGATAAACAATCGTTCACCGTCAAGCAATGTTTGTGATGCTACTAGATCAGCCATGATGCTCCCCTGTTGATTGAAATGAGGCGAATTAACGCCTCATCAAATTAGCTTGCTTGTGTAAATGTCACGCCAGCCGCAACAGCGCAAAACGCTTTTGCAAACCACGATGTGCCGTCACTGATAACAGTAACTTGATCGCCAGCAACCGCTTGCCCATCAACAAAAGAAATAGTATCGTCAGCAGTACCAGTATCACCAGCAACGCCAGCAGCGTTAACCGCTTGACCTTTGATGATGTTTGCACTTGACGCGGTAACAATCGTATAACTTGCACCGGAAGGAGCAGCAGTAACGATAAATGTGTAATTTAAACCAGCCGCAGGCGCAGGAAGTGTCGTTACAAATTCTGTTGCAGAGTTTAAAAAGAACACTTGTCCGCTTTGCGCAGCAGTTAAAGTAGATGCCGCTGTTAATGTAGTTGTAGCATCTGGACCGATAAAGCCATTTAAAGAAGTGACAGGTCCGGTAAATGTAGTTGAAGCCATTTTGATTCCTTACATGAAAGGTTTTACTATGCAGTCTTCATGTCGTCTGTCTGGTCAGTCGTGCATAGCGTTTGGGTTTCCAGATAATGTTAGTCTATCATAAATTGAATTTAATCAATAGACAAAAGAAAACCCACTTTCGTGGGTTCTCAATTAAAACATAAATGCTTGATTTACAACAGCTTACACACCTGCCGTTCCGTAAACTCCGCGCGGATCAGTCCACCCCAGCACGTATCTTTCTGTCGCTTTGTAGCGCATTGAGTCAGTTTCAAAGTCACCTTCCATAGATTTTTCAAGACCACGACGCATAAGAAGTTTTAAACCTTCTGGTGCATCAGTTTGAATCCACCATGCAGTAGATGAAGTGATACGAGATAAGTTAGCTTGACCTTCAGCGAGCAAACCCATTGATTTAACTGGGTTGATGTCGTTGTCTGCTGTTCCTGCACGCAGTGCTGATTTCAACAATACTTCCGCTTGGAAGATGTTTGAAGGGCCGGAAACAATCTTTTTAGGTGTCAGTCTGATACGTTTACCGTTGTTGTCAACAGCGTTACGGATCTGAATTAACATTTGTTCCAATGATGTTTGTGACAAGTTAGCAGCAGTTGATAACTGGTTGCTGAATGTGCCAGAAACGATTGGATGGTTTGTTGCAACCAAAGATACACCGTCACCACCTGTATATGAACCGTTGAATGCGCGGTTTAATACGTTAGCTGCTAATGTTTCTTTTGTTTCAATCAAAGATTGCGCTAAGTGTTTAGCGTAAGTTTGACCAATACGGATGTGATCACCATCTTCTACTAATACTTTGGTTAAGCTGAATGCCAAACCATATACTTTGTAGAGGTAGCGTTGTAAGAACAACACACCACCAGATTGGTAAGATACCGCCATACCGTCTGGTAATTCTGGTGCCGCACCAAATCCATAAAGAACGGGTTCTTCGTGGTAGTTACGGGGAATTCCTTTTTGTTCTTTAAAAACCTGTTTCCACTCGTCAGCACGTTGATCGTAAACACCATCAAATACTTCATTAAGGATTGGTTCGACTACCGATCTAAAATCGGTACTTCTCATTGGAGTTGCCATGATTCAATATCCTCCTTTAGCTTACGCTGTTAACTGGAGCTTTGTATTGTGATTCGTTCAAGCGAACGGTCATATTTACATAAGCATCAGTTGGTGAATCAGTAATAAGATATGCATAACCGGTAATCTGGAATTGGCCAGATGTTGCGACTTCTGCTGTTAAGTATGTTGAGCTGATACCAGTTGATGTTGATCCACCTGGTGAAGCCACACGCCAATCGCATTCAGCACCAACAGCAGTTTGAACTGAATCAGTTCCCGCTGTTCCTGGGTTTGCAAATTGAACGTCATAAATTGTTTCTGGATCATCATAAACCCACGCAACAATTTGTGTACCAGTCGTGCCACCAGTCCAGAATGGAGCAATGGTTGGTTTTCCGGTTGAATCCAAGTATTCAACACCGGCAAAAATACCAAGCAATGAAATACCGTCAGTAGTACCAGAACGTGTGCCGTCTGAAGTACCAAGTTGAATTGTACCAGCAGTGACTAATTTAACTGGATCACCAGAATAAATAGATGCAGCGTAAGCACTTGCGATTGTATAGGCTTTTGGACGCATCTGACCAGAGTTATGGAAAGATGGTCTAAATCCGTAAGGTGCGCTAGTTGTAGACATATTAGCTCCTAAATGGAATAAGTTTTAAATGGTTCGTTAAGAGATGTCGAATTGTGCATCTCTATGTTCGCCAATTTCCAGATTGCCATCTCCCACAGTCAATCTTGACTTTGATGACTTAGCTTGCTGCTCAAGAAAATCTGCTGTATCAGTCAGTTTTTCTTCTTCACGCATGGGTGCATCGTGGTGCGCTTCGGTCATGTACTTTTCATAGAGTGATAACGGAAGTTTAAAAGCCAACATCTCGTTTACCCCAATGAAACCCTGCCAGTCGCCTGTTTTAAGCGTTGCGTATTCCCAGCCAGGAACGTCTTCTGGCTTCACGGGTTCATACCCTAATCGGATACGCATTTGGATGGAATCTCTGGGATTCGTTGTTGTTAGCCAGCAGCAATGCCAGCCTGGAAGTTTTGGCAAGTCCGGTAAACTGGACTGGAAAAAACTTTGTCGAAACATCTCAACCCGCTCGTCTTCGGTCACTTCCCGATTTTGTGTAACTGCGCGATCTGTCATCGCACGATTATTTCTATTGGTTCCAGCGGATTTGTTTAATCTTTCGTCTGTCATGATATTCGCTCCTTTCAGCGATTGGAAATAATTATAAATTGATATTCAATAAACGCAATACTATTTGTTGTTACGATCATACTCTGCGTAACGCTTTAAATACTTATTGCGAAGTACGGGATCATCCCAGACACCAGCTTCAACTAAAGCTGATTTGCGTTCTGGACTCACATACATTTCTTTGCGTGTTGATGTTGGTGCATGTTCGCGACCAGATCCAACTGACGGTCCACCACGCGCTGTGCGTTCATTTTGTTTCTTGCCAAACTTTTCTGGCAGTCTGCGTGCCGCACGTTTTCTAAGCTCATCCCAATACTCGCTTGTCTGCGGATTAAATCCATCTTTTGCTAATGTTTGATCAATAGCAATAACAATCGAAGAATCTTCATCACGACCTTGCGCGTCATACCAAGGATTATCAGCAATAAATTCTTTTGCGTAGTGCATGGTCAAATCATCCATTTGATTTGGCTGTGCTACCGGACGTTGCTGTGCTGCCTGCTGTTTTTGGTATTGCAACTGCTGAACTTTAGCAATTGCTTGGTCGCGATAACGCATTGCCTGCGCTACATCTTCGCCATTACCACGCTCAACAGCTTTGGCAATAACACGCTCTGCCATGTTAGCTTCTTGCGCTGCTTGATTAATATAAGCATCATAAGTACCCAAATCAGTTTGATGTGCGCGAACTTCTTGTACAGAAACCCGACGCTCCAAGTCGTCATTGCGCTTACGCAAGAAATCCAGCTCTAACTTGTCACGACTAATTGCCTGTGTTTTTCTTTCTTTACGTTCTAGCTTTTCTTTTCTGCGACGTTCACGGATTGCTGCACGCTCGCTGTCAACGTCATCGTCGTCATCGCGTGCTATCTGCTCGTCATAAGCCTCATCGCTTAATTCATTTATATCTTCGACAATTTCAATTTCGTCGTTTTCGTCATCTTCTCTAATTACGTCTGCCATAAATCACCTCCTACTAGATGAATGCTTTGATCTTTAATGGATCACCAGTTACTTGACCAATAATGTCCAAGTCGTTAAAAATTACAAACATTGCGGATTCGTCAGTATCGGGAACCTTAACTTCCCAACGATCCCCACCATACTTAGCAACACGAACAAATTCACCAGCTTGGCACCATGCACCTTCCGGCCATGCTGTCATGTCATTGCGGTTTTTAAATGCAAGTGGTCCTAATGAAATCACTTTGCCGATTTGTGTATTCCACTTCTCGGTGTCTTGTGTTCCAATGTCGAGAATAATCCCGCCACTTGTTTTCTTTTTTGGAGTGCGAATCTGAATCAGAACGCGGCTTCCAAAAGGCTGAATTCCTGCATCTACTGCTGGAAAAGCCTCTGCCATTGCATTCTCAAAGGTCATTGTCACGATGTTTATCCTCGTCTATAAGATTTAAAAGTACATTGATTGCCGCTTCATAACCGGCAACCGTTCCCACACGATACCCGTACTCAAAGGCATCGCGTGTTTGTGGTTTCTTCAAAGCCTCAACAGCAAATGACTGCTGTTCGGCTTTGAGTTTGTTTAACAGCTTTGTTTCAATATTCACCAAGCTGACTTCTTGTTGCCTTTGGGTTCTGCTGGTAATTTTTGTCCATCGACTTTTTCACCAGCCGCCATACGTTTGTGTTGCTTTACATCTGCTCCGCTCATCGGAACTTCTTTGCCTTTTGTGTCTTTCATGTCAACTCCTACGGATTAAAATTAATGCCAGTGCCTGTTGTTAATGACGTTTTACTGTCATGAGCCAGTTCAGCGGCAGTGATAAGTTTAGCAGTATTATTGTCTGCTGTGTTGATTGCTTCACGCATTTGAATTTCAGCCATTGCACGTTGGTTCTCAGCGTAGATGCGAGCTTGTTCTGCTTGCATCTTGTCAGCACGTTCTTGTTGTTGCGCAGCGATTTTTGCTTGCTCAGATTGTGTCTGTGTTTGCAATTTAACTTGTTCAAGTTGCAATCTTGCTTGGTCAGTCTGTGCTTTTTGATCCAACGCTTTTTGCTGAATACCTGCGCTCATTTGTGCAATTTCAAGCGCATGATCTGGTGGCAATTGTGGTTGTGGTTTGAATTGCTCTGCTTGCTTATCCATTTCCTGCAATTGTTCACTAAAGCCATTCATTTGCTGTTCAATAAACTGTTGAACCTGCAAAATAATACTGACTTGACTTTGCGCTTCTTCTGGAATCAATTGTTGTTTTTGCGCCTTGTCAACAGCGTCATGCGACTCGGTTAAATAATAATTGAGCAGATGATCACGCAAATGAACCACCATCGGGAATAAAAACGTCTTTGCAATCACTGGATTTGATCCAAACAATGGCGATTTTACAAATGCCATGTGCGTAATGATGTGCGCCATGTGATCTTGCTGTGGAAGTACATAAATACCAGACCCCATAGCGGCTGCTACGTTTTCCGAGGCAGGATCCATGTCATCTTGCGCTGGTTTTGGCTTCAATACTTCATTTTCTGGCACTTTTAGTGTGCGAAGGAACATTTCCTCAACTTTTCGCATGTCATATAACTGCGGAAATATCTGAGAACGCTGCATAATCGCTTGAATTTGAGCAAAACGCTGTGTTTCACTGAAAATTGCAGGATCACTAACAGGAATAATGTCCATCGGCCCATCAAAATCAGACGGTTCGATGTCAATACCCGATTCTTGCGCTTTAATGTCTTCAATTGTCAGATATGCACTGTTAATTCGGTGCAAAATCTTCAAACTACGCGCCATTGAACTGTGTAAACGCGAATGAATTGAGTTAAACACGACCATGCCTTGCTCAATCAACGCCATTGTCGTGCCGACAGGTTGATTTGGGTTCTGATCTGACAGCTTTTCAAATGTTGTTTGCACAACACCTTTACCGGTATCAACAAGGAAACCAAGTAACTGCATCAAAACCGGTGAAGGACCGTTAAACGGAAGTGGCATTGCCAATTTGCGCACGTCATCAATCAATGCGCCACCTTCCATCTCGACAACTTCGGTGGGTTGGACGTTTAACGTCTGTCCACCAGGGCCACCTTTTAGTTTTAGTAGCGTAGGCACGTTTTGAATGTGTGCTGAGTCAAGCAATGCACGCAATGCACCTGTTGCTGCGCCAGATAACCCACCAATCATGTGAGTCAAACCAATTGGATAAGCACCCCGCCAAGGCACAAAGGCAAACTCAACAATCCATTCAAGCTCTTTGCGTTGCTCGTCGTCTGGCTCCCAGTTGCGGTAAAGACTTAGACCACGCTCGGTAGATTTGTCGATGCTTAAAATGTAAGGCTCCGGCCCGTCACCGAAATCTAAATAAGTGTAGACTTCAAAAATAGTGCGCAATCCATCTTCGTTGTAGCTGAGATCTTTGCGTCCTTCAATCTTGTCGTTTGCTTTTGTTGCACTGCTGAATTCTGGATCTGTTGGTACACCAAGATCAACATCGATGTACATACCGCTCTTGACGCGACGATCATACTCAAACTTGGTAACGTACTGCACATGCGTTTTACGCTCGGCTGTGTAGAAGTTTGTGGCTGCAAACGGCAAGTAAACGTCATCAATGGGAACAAACTCTGCCATCGGACGTTTATAGAGTGGATTCCACATGAATTTCATGTACTGACCCCCACCAAGTGGAAGTTGCGTACTTAACTGTTCAAGCTCACCACGAAACTCAACCATTTGCTCGGTTAACTGCCAGTTCATAAAGTCAGTCTTGCGATCTGCTTTCTCTACTTTGTCTTGATCC